CCGACGTCTACAAATTTGCTTTTCAAAAAGTTTGCTATTACTTTATGTTGCGATCCATAGTTGTCATATAGATTTTCGCCCGTTGCGTTTGATTTCTTTTCAAAGCTATGTTCAGTAGCTGAAGGATCTTTTTTTGGCTTGCTACAATCATCATTTGGATCTGAGGTAGAATTGTCGTAGTCAAAAGTATCGTTGTCGTCGCTTGTCGACTTCTTTTCATAGCTTGAACTTTTTTCAATTTTCTTCCATGCCCCAGCTGCATTGGGCCGCGTACCATATTGGTGGTCTGACGTCAGCCCGGCGCCTTCCTTGGAGGCCACGTAAAAAGCCATATCCATTAGTTGCTTTTGCAATCCATTTCCCCTATAAGCGTCAGCGACATAAATTGCCGAGATTTGGTACGTATTTGCTATACATGGTTCCTTTGACATTATAGTAGAGATTACCAAGTCTATGCTCCCTATCATTTCTGCTTCTGTATAGTGAGCTCCGCTTTTCATTTCTTTCCTCGAAAGCTTTCTAATGCCTCTTGGATTGTACAAAATTATTTTTTTTCTTCTTCCTTTTTGATCTAGTGCGATCATGCATGTTTGGGCTGGATTAAAGTTACTAGCTTCTTTCTCGTCATCCATTCCTAAGAACTTTCTCCAACTTTCCATTATAAGTTTTTGACTACTCATATGCGTACCGTCCATACATATACGGAGCGAATAGATTGCCCTTCTTTATCGACCCTTTGTCTGCTTCCTGAGGCACTTCTCCCAATTCTGTTGAGAATTCTCCATCTGGACTTATTAGGTGATCGTCGTGCATGTCATCATATCCTGTTCGACCTGACATCGCCGGCTCCTCGGTCTCCATCCATTCAGAAATTTTCATCAATGTTATTTCTATTGATTTTTCCCCTTCTTGAATCTGACCTTCTAGAGATCCATAAACATTTCCACCTTGAATTGAATCAATTTTTATAACACCAGACTTTCTTAAATATTCAAGCAGTCTAGACTCTGCGCCATACACTAGATCAGACAGTGTTTCTTTGGCAAAAGCAACTATCTTTTTGTCTTTTGGCTTCACAACTATGTCAATGTCTTTGTGGTCCATGATCATTAGGTCACCATTGATAGCTGATCTTAGGTTAAGTTTTCCTTCGATCTCGTCTTTTTCTACAACCTCAATCTTGATACCTTGTGGTTCTGGTGGAATCTCAGGCGTCGTGTCTTGATTTGATATTGTGATATTAACTGACATCTCTCTTCACCTCCGCTAAAAGATCTTGAATATAGAATACTTCTTCTACAATTTGTGAATTCAAAGGAGTCTTGGCATAGTCCTGTAACTTGCCCTTGACTTTTTCAAAATTTTCTTTTAAAGCAATACTATCTGTTCTTTCTATTTCAGCAGCTACGGCCTCTTTCAGTCGTCCGATTTCATCATTTAAATATGACTTCAATCCTAAGCCGTTGTCAGAGAATGACACAATAAAATTACTTAACAATTCTTTTTGTTCTCGAAGAAGTGAGTTCTCGTACGTCTCATTAAATCTCTTAACATACATCTTAAACTCTAATGACTCAATTGGTTTCATTTCTGTTTTAGCATGTTGCTTCTTGGTAAGAAAGCTGACGACCTTGGATTCTAACATGATTCTCTTTTTAGCATTAAGGTTGTCATTTTGGAAAAACAAACCTAGAGTCGCTAAGTCTTTATAGTTGGGTACAAAATTTCCAAATGCGTTACCACCAAGTGCTTTGTTGATCTTATTAATCAATGTCGTCTGTTCGTTGAACACTTCCTTTCTGTCAAGCTTTGTAAAGTCGATCTTGCTTTCGTGAAGAAGTCGTCTCGAGAAGTCTTCATCAACTTCTTTTGTTTCCATAAGGCTACGATATATATCGAGCTCTTGCTTAAGAGGCTTTCCTTTTGAGAAGAATTCTCTTAAAAGACCCTTGGCTTTTGTTTGCTTGTCTTTGTTCTCTTGAACAATTGCTTTTGTTAATTCACGAATTAGACATTCGTAAAGAAAAGCGGTATTTCTTTTCTTATTATGTTTCATTTTCTTCTATCGCCTCTTCTAGTGTTCGATGCAGCAAAATAATTTCTCTTTGCTGCTGCTTTCTGCTTTGGTGTATTGGAGTATTCATTATCAATGCTTGAAAAGGTTTCACCTTCTTGATTACTAGTAGCAGTGTAAAAATCTTGCATTTGCTGATCTGTCATTTCTGATGCATCAGGAAATGAATCAGCGACATCTTCATGGCCATGAGCAAGCCCCATCATTCTTTGTGCATTCATATCAAGAATGTAGTCTTCATAGGAAGGGTCGACACCAAGTGCACTCATGAGCATACGAGCTTGTTCGATATACTCTGGTTTATTAGTTGCCAGCAGGCTTGTAATCTTCCCTTGTTGTTCAGGGGTGATGTTGCCTTCAACAGATGGTATGGTCATAGTCTCATTCATGACCGCTTCGAGCTCTTCTTTGATGATTTGTTTTAATGTTTCTTTATTAAGTTTCATTTGGGCCTTCCTTTTTGTTTAGTGACTCAATTAGACTCTTGATTGAGGCGTCAATGCTAAATAGCTTGTCTTCTTCATTTTCGTTCTGTTCATAAATTCCTCTTGCCAAAGAATCCATTCCACCAAATCCTACTTTACCTGGAAAGGTTGTTCGTGCAGTAGATCCTCGGACCTCTCCGCTAAAAGCTTGATTCTTCATTTGCTTTGAGAATCCACCTTTGCGATAAGAAATTTTGTGCTTCTTGTATGGTCCTCTCTTCTTTGGGCTTGAATCGTCATCACGTTTTGCTGGAGGCTCAGCTAGCAAGTCGCCCTCCTCTTCTCCTCCACCTGTATCGCCACCTAAGTCATCACCGCCTAGATCTCCACCCAAGTCATCACCACCTAGGTCACCACCCAAATCGCCACCTAAGTCACCACCTAGGTCTCCTCCTAAGTCATCTCCGCCTAGACCTCCGCCACCTTCTTCGGGTGCTTGACCTGCTGCTTCAAGACCAGCCATGAACTTCTTGTCTGTGAACATTTCTCTTTGCATTCTCAAGTATTCGTCTTGCGATAGTCCAAGTAAGTTTTCTGAAACCCAACGACGAGAGAAGTACCCCTCTGTTGCTGCTCCAGCGATATCAAACTTTGTTTTCCAGTGCTCGAGCTCTTGCATTTCGGCAATCTTTGAAGGATTGTTGAGACTTAGTTTAAAGCCCAAGAGGTCATCAGCACGATATCCCAAAGTATAAAGATGGACGATTCCAATTTTTTCAAGCTCTGAAATTAAAACTCTCTGTAGTCTTTGGATGGTTCTTGCGAATCGAATGTCTTTCTGAGCCAATGTTGTCTTATCTTCAGTAGCACCTTCTCCCATCGATAGATAAGATTGTGGAACCTTCAATGCTGAGAACAATTTGTCTCGAAGATACTTAACGTCTTCGATCTGTGCTGTGAATTGCCCACCGGGAAGGCTCACAATGTCTGTAGAAGACTGCCCACCTCTGATGGGGATAAAGTAGTCCTCCTCAATTGAAAGAGGGTTGTAGCGCAAGTCTACGCGTCCTGTGGTTGGATCAACAACTTGGTGTCGTTTCATTTGTGTCATAACTTTCTGCATGTATTGTTCGACATCTTGCGGAGCAATTCCGCCAACGTCAATCTTGAACATACGTCGCTCTGGTGATCGTGTAATGCGATAGGCCATCATTGCGTCTTCGAGAAGCGTAAGCTGTCTCCAGATGCGTCTAGAGGGCTCTAAAACGGATGTACCATAAGGAGCATGCTTGTCGTGACCTAAGATTCTGAAATGGCCAACTTGCCAATTTTCTAAAGTTAAGCCAGCTGAGTTCCATTGGAATTGAACGTAATTTGGGTTCGTTGGATCTTCTCCTTCAAGTCTCTCGACTTCTTGAGGAGGTAGTCCAATACAATTTTGAATTCCTTTTTCTTCATCAATGTCAAGATAGACGAAGAGGTCTCCGTATTTACACATTGTTCTAGCCCAACCAAAAAGATTGTGCTCAACATTCATGATATCATAATATAATGAGTGTAACATATATTTGATCTCATCGTTTGGACATTTAATATGAAGCATTGGCGTTAAGGCTGAATGTGTTGTCATCTCGTCAGCATAGATATCTAGAGAGGATGCGATCTCTGGTGTGAATTCCATTTGGTCAAAGTCAACATATCTCTCAGATCTATTTCTATTTGAGATCATGTTTAGAGCCATGACGTTCATTGGGTTGTATTCTGTCTTTTTGAACTGTTGTCCGGAAGCGGTCTTAAAGCGCTTAGCGTACATGTCCAAGTGTCGGCGTCGGAGTTGTCTTCCGCTCTGTGTTCTTCTCTGGGTTATTGGTCCGGAGAACATTCTCGTTAATGTCTTGAAAAGATCACTTTGATTATTATTAGGGTTTCTTTCGTTGCGGGCCATATTCTATCCTTTGTATATCCAGAAAAATTCTTTTGTTTTCTTTATTTCCTCCTCGTGTTTTTCAGCGAACGTTTCTTTGTAGAAGTCTTGGCCTTTAATTTGAGTATTCATGGTTGTGGTGGATTTCATAATGCCGCCAAGCATAGCCTTTTTGTATGCCATGTCTTTTTGATTTTCTGATAGCGCAGTATCTCGAACCCAACAGGCAATTGCAAGAGACATTACTAGGTCATCATTATAAGATCGCATAGCTTGAGGTTTACCATTGTGCCAAATAAAAGTCTTCAGTTCGTTAAAAACACGAGAAGAGTGTATGTTAATTAGTTTGTTCCTAACGTACTCCTCTAATTTAGCTACAATTAATGGTCTTGTCTTTGTTGATGTCGTAAAACCAAGAACAGCTCTCTCGTCATGTTCTGCTAAATAAGACTCGACATATTCGTGAGTAGACTTGAAGGAGTAGTAGATTTTAGGGTAACCTAAGTCTTTCAGTTTCTCGAGTACAGCTATGCCGATTCCATTGTTCTCCACGACCAACAAGCAGTTTCCATATTCTTTTCCAGCTGAATACAGGATGTCAGAGTACATATCTAAATCAGGTTTGCCTTGGTATTCAGCCACTATA